AATAAATAATGATATTTCAAAAATCTTATTTGAAATAAAACGAGATCCTAGAAAGAGAACTAATATGACTTTAGATACATTTATCAACACTTTAGATGAAGAATTAGAATCTAGAGAACGAGGAGAATAAACATGACAGGTGCTAACAATGGAACTCCTGTACAAATGGAAAATCTATTTGAAGAATCCTTAAAGAAAGTTATAGAAAAAATTAGTAAGTCTAATAAACTTATATCAATCAAACCTACTAAACTAATATTACCACAAAATGTTATAGATTATCTTGCAGATTTAGGTTATGATTCACAAGAAAAAATAAACGAATTAATAATTGAGCTAACTAAGGATCAGTCATGATAATCCCTAGCATATCAACTACAGCATCACCGCAGAAAGAAGGTTCTTTCAATGCATTAGCTGTAGAGTGCGCTCCAACTGACAACATACTCACGGCTGAGATTGCTATGGTTGGCGAAGCTCCAGGCGAAATCGAAGTCCTGAAGAATGAACCTTTCGTAGGTCCAACAGGCTCTCAGCTTAATCGCATCTGCGCAGCAGTCAGACTAGCAAGATATAAAATCTATCTCACTAATGCTTGCAAAGCTAAGTTCCCCAAAAACAATACCGCTGTCTTATGGACTGATAAAGGCTATCGGCATCCAGACTGGAGCAAGTTGCAAGCAGCACTAATTGACGAGCTTGCTCAATTTCCAGGCAAAATCATAATGTTGCTCGGTGCAACTCCAATGAGGTTATTGCTAGATGAGCCTAAGTTCGATTCAATTACAAAATATCGTGGTTCATTCTACCATGCTGAAGACTTCCCACATTTAAAAGAAAAACTGGCTGGCAAAATAATAGGTTTGTCTTACCACCCATCTTTCACCCTCCCATACGGGCAGCCAATCCACTTTTATACAATGATTGCAGACTTCACGAAAGCCTTGCGGATTATTGAAGATCCAGAATTGCTTACTGATAATGTGGAAATAAAAATCAAGCCTAGCTTTGAAGAAATCATGCAGTTCTACGCATTGATTAAGACAAAGCAATATGTAGCCTTTGACATCGAGGCTACGCCAGAATTTATTACCTGCTATTCATTGGCTGTATATCACGATAACAAGATTCTATCCATGTCTGTTCCTCTAATGAACAACCAGGGCAATTATTGGACAACAGGAGAAGAGATAAAAATCTGGACTGGCTTAGCTGAAATACTTAACAATGAAGCAATCGGCAAGATTTGTCAAAATGGAATGTTCGATATCATGTTTACTTTCCGCACCATGATGATTAAAACAGATAACTTTTATTTTGATACAATGCTTGCCCAGCATATATGTTATACGGAACTTCCAAAAGGACTTGATTACCTGACTTCAACATACACCTACTATCCCTATTACAAAGACGAAGGAAAGCAATCTCACCTTAAGGCTATCAAGAACTGGCCACAATACTGGACATATAATGCCAAAGACTCAGCATACTTATTGCCAATAACTGAAAAGCTCCTTGAAGAGTTAGGCGAATTTGATTCTATGGATGCTATGGATTATACAATGAACCTCCATAAGCCATTAATAGAAATGGAATTCAATGGCATCCTGACTGATCAGAAAGGGATTAGTAAAAGAAAAAAAGCCCTTGAAAGAATACTTAGACTTCTTCAATATAAGTTAAATAAATTAACTGGTAAAGAACTTAATCAAGGTTCATCGAAGCAGATGATCGCTTATTTCTACGGCCTTTGTATGATCAAGCCATACGTGAATCGCAAAACTGGAGCTATCTCTTGTGATGCTGTAGCAATGCATAGGATAGCAAAGAAAGGAATTAAAGGATCTGAAGAAGCTAGACTTATTATTAAAATGCGAGGATATCAAAAACTTTTATCTACTTATTTTAATGTTACTGTAGATGAAGATGATAAACTTAGATGTAATCATAAAATAACTGGCACAGTTTCAGGACGTATTTCTACTGAAAAAACTTATCAAGGCACAGGAACAAATCTGCAAAACCAGCCTTATATGTTTAAGTATTATCTCATTGCTGATCCAGATTGGATTATGTGTGAGTGTGATCTTGCAAAGGCAGAGGCTCATGTAGTTGCATACCTAACTCAAGATGCCAACATGATTCAGTCATTCGAGTCTGGCATAGATGTTCACAGTTTTAATGCTAGCAAAATATTTAATGTTCCAATTGAAGACGTTATTTATGAGGCAAAGAATAAAAAAGCTGATCAGAAATCTACAATGCGTTACATAGGCAAAAAAGTAGTTCATGCAGCCAATTACAGCATGGGGCCACAGACTTTCTCTGACAATCTTGCTAAAGAAGAAGTTTTTATGTCTCAGTCAGAGTGCAAGAGATTACTTGATAATTATTCTGACAGATTTCCTGGCTTGAAACGCTGGCATAGATCAATCGAAGAAGAGGTTCAAAAGAACAGGGTTCTCTACAACTTATTTGGTCGGCCTCGCAGGTTTTTAGGTGAAATGAATGCAGCACTATTCAGAAATGCCTATAGCTACAAGCCTCAATCAACAGTCGCAGAGTTGCTCAATCGTGGAATGATTAAAGTAGTCAACGATCCCAGGCTGGGCAAAGATGGATTTGACATTCGTTGCATGACAACTGTTCACGACTCGTTTGTATTCAGGTTTCACAAAAGCCAAATAGCAAACTTACCTCAGATCCTTCTTATCATTAAAGATCATCTGACACATACATTTACTTACAAAGGAAAAAGTTTCACTATTGGCTTGGATGCCAAGATCGGCACCCAATGGGCTGGCAACACGGCTGAAATCAGTAAGTTTACTCAAGAAGAATGTGATAAAGCAATTTCTAAAATAGGATTCTAATAATGAATAAAGATAGAATTTATTATCAATTAAAATTAATGTCAGAGTTATGTAGAACAGTTGGTGGAAATTATATAATAATTCTTCCAACCATGAGTGGAATTGATAATGTTATATCATATTATTCAGAAGAATTATTATCTGATTTTACTTTGAATAAAAATCAAAGAGTTTATAGAAATGAAAAAGGAAGTATAAGATTAACTATTCCTCTTATGGAAAAATTAGGTGGATTAGAAGTTACTGATTTTTGGATAGATGAAGAAGTAGATAATTATTTTAATATTAATTTATACTTAAAAAGTAGAAAGTTAAGATCAAAATAAATAAAATATTACTTTACAGAGCCAATAAAATGGGAAAGCCCATTCAACAATCGTATGTCGCTATTCAAGGAACCTTTTCATGTCGAGGCAATTAGATAATTGGTTAGCTCACTATATGAAGTACACACAGCGAACAGAGCCTCCAGAACTATATCATCTTTGGAGCGGACTGACTGCAATAGCTTCTGCCTTGCGAAGAAAGTGCTATTGTAACTGGGGAGCACTACGAGGCTATGTTTATCCTAATTTATTCGTTTCCCTAGTCGGACCTCCTGGAGGTCGGAAAGGCACAGCCATGAAAATTGCAAAGAGCTTTGTACAAAAACTAGACGTTAATATCGGTGCAGATTCTCTAGGATCAACCCAGGCACTCTATAGAGAACTCATGGACAGCGAAGATACTTATGTTGACCATGCTGGGCTTACTCGCAAGCATAAGAGCGTATCAATCTGGTCAGAAGAATTTCAAGTCTTCTTGAACGACAGAGATCAGATGCTCCTAGCATCCCTAACCGATCTGTTCGATTGTGCAGATACTTGGAAGTATAAAACCTTAGCAAGAAAGACTGAAGACATATCCAATTGTTGGCTAACGCTTTTTGGTTGCATAACTCCTAGTCTTTTGCAATCTAAACTGAGTCAAGATGCAGTTGGTGGTGGTCTAATCTCTCGGATTATTTTCGTAGTTGGCCAGGGTCCAAAGCAAAGAAGAGCCTTGCAGTTTTTAACTGAAGAGGAGGAAGATACACAAAAAAGATTAGAAAACGACCTGCAAGAGATTGCAAACTTATCTGGACAGTTCACATTAAGTAAGGATTTTCTCAAGACTTATGTTCGTTGGTATGAGCAAGATTATGACGAGTCAGGTGTGCCATCAGAGCGATTTCTCGGCTATAATCACAGGCGGCCACTTCATTTGAATAAGGTCTGCATGCTTGTAGCTGCTGCCGAGTCTGACGACATGATTATCACGGCTGAACATTTCGAGCAAGCTTTGGCAATAATGCAAGCTACAGAACTTGAAATGCCAAACGCTTTCTATGGACTTGGATTGTCCAGTCAAGCTAACATCTATGCCAAGATACTGTCATTCATTGATAATCACGAATCTTTTGAGTGGACAGAACTGGTTAGGAACTTTCACCTGGATGTAGACAACATACCTCAGCTACGAGGCTATGTTGAAATGGCTGAGCAATCTGGGATACTCAAAGCAGAGAATTCTGCTACAACTTGCAGATATACCACAATTCGTAAGCAACAAAAGCTTCGTGACCCAACGTATCTTGATAGAACAGTCTTTAGATTGATGGACAGAAATGTTATTAAAAATCAAATGGAGAAAAACTGAATGACACCAGCTACAAAAGTACTCTTTTTCGACACTGAAACATCTGACTTTATTAAAAAAGCTCTTTCTGCCAATGATCCCGAGCAAGCCTGGACAGTACAGATCGGAGCAATTCTTGCCAGCCAAGAAGAAGAATTTGATCAAATGAATGTCATCATCAAAAGTAATGGCCGGTCAATGAATTATTATGCTCAAGAGGTTCATGGCATCACCATTGAACGAGCCGACCAAGAAGGCATTGAAGAACTTGAGGCAGCAGAAAGATTTGGCCTAATGCTCCGAGAAGCTGACCTAGTTGTCTGTCATAACTTTGCTTTTGATTGGAACTATGTTTACCAGATGATGGAACGCAACCTGGAAGAATTATCTGACCTGGCGAGAAGTGCATTTTATCTTGATCTGCCAAACCATTGTACCATGAAAGATAAGAATGTGGTAAAAATGTGTGGCCTAAAGAACAAGGCTGGACGTGCAAAATGGCCAAAGCTAACCGAGTTGCACGAGCACTTATTTGGTGAATGCTTTGATGGAGCACATGATGCGTATGCAGACATAACTGCAACCAAGCGATGCTTTTTTGAGTTGGTGAATCGAGGAATTGTTATTCCTAATCTAGAGGGTTAATATGACTATGGATAAAAATATAATGCTATCTTATCTACGTAACCCTTATGGTATTGATGAACTTGAATTACGCACAGCAAGATTACAAGCTGCTGATGAACTTGAAAGGCTTTACAGAATTGAAAAAGGATTGAAAGAGATTGTAGCAAAAATAGAAAAACATAATAATGGAGCTTAACTATGCAAATTGATCCTTGTCCCTCAGAAGAAGATTATGACACTGGTCCTTCATTACGTGCATCAGAATGGTTAAAGTTTAGTAAAAGAGTATTCAATCATATTGAATCTTATACTGTTCCGCAATACGGAGATAAAGGATCAGATCAATGTTCAGAATTTAGCGAAGCTGACTTTATCACTCAGATGAAAAAATACCTCAATAGGTATGGAAAAAACTCTCGTGAAGGCCAACAGAGGCTTGACCTGCTAAAGATTGCACACTATGCAGGGATGCTTTATACAAAGTTAGCTGAAGAAGAACAAGAATTGAATAAAATCATTATGCATGAATAAGGATATTTATAGAAATTCAAAAATTCATAATCACTATCCAATGGGGAAAAGGTATGCATTATGTTGCATCTACTTGTGCAACTGAAAAACGTGCGTCAGAATTAGTTGTTTTCCATACTGGAAGATGTGATAAATTAAAACTTAAAACCAG